CATTAAAGAACAAAATATGATAAAAGATAAATCAAAATATGTACTAAAAAAAGATGTAATTATGAAAAAAAAAATTTCGAAAATAAAATTATTAAAAGATATTGAGCAAAGAATTAAACAAATAAAAGAAAATATTGATAAATTTCAAAATATTATACATGGTAATGCTATTCGACTTAAAGAAATTGAAGTTATGGATACAGTTAGAGGTAAATTTCACAAAAAAGAAGCAAAAAATTTAATGAAATCAAATAAAAATTTACAAAAAAGAATTGATGAATATCAAAAAGAAATTGATATTTTAGAATCTGTTTTAAATTTACCAGGATTAGAAGGTAAAGGTTGTAAACAAGGATTTGCTATTAATCCACGAACTAAAAGATGTGTTAGTCTTAAAGGTAAAATAGGGAAAAAATTATTAAAAAAAGGAATTATTTCTAGTTGCTCAAAAGAAGAAATTTTAAATACTGTTACAAATAAATGTGTTCGTAGAGATTCTCCAGAAGGAAGAAAAATATTATCTTCTACTGGTTTAGCAGAGAGTAAAAAACTTTTAGCAAAATATTATAAAAAACAACAATCTCTTTTACAACAAGTAGATACAAGAGTTGATGAAATTGAAAAAACTTTAACTCAATGTCAGCAAAAAAGTAAAGAATTAAATGCACAAATATTTGAATTAGAACTTAAATCAACCAGAGTTGAAAAAGAATATCAACAGAAAAAAGAGACTATTATTCAACAAAAAGTATAATCTTAATTTGATGGAAAAAGACAAAAGAAAATAGAAATTAAATAAAAAAAAGTAAAAATAGTATTCAAACTGTTTAAAGAATTTAATATATATATAATTAAACATTATGAGTTTTTTTACAAAATGTATTTGTTCTTCTGATACCCCACCAGAAGATAAAATAGAAGAAACACCAGAAAATGTAGAAGAAATAAAAACAGAACCTGAATTTAAAAAAATCCATCTAGGTTCTATTTGTGAAAAGGGTATTCGTTGGAAATTCGCACATATTCCAAATGGAAAAACACACGTAGTTATTAAGGATATTTATGATGAGAATGGTGAACTAGCACCAGAGTATAATAAACTAAGAAGTTCAGCGGGAGTATCACCTAGACCACGTAGAATAGAACAATTTTTGGAGCAATTAAATGAACGAGATGGAGAAGTTAAAATTATAAAAATCGATACGGATTCACCTGCTAAATATATTGAAGAACATAATCATATTTTAGTTTAAGGACAATATACTAAGTATATTTAAAAATGAGTTTTTTAACAAAAAATATATTTAAATATATAACCAATAGTTCCTCAATTTTACATAGACCATTTTATCGTGTAAAAGCAAAAGATATTTTAAAACATACAAATAATTCTGTAATTTATGTATCAGAAAATACAAATTGTGATGAAATTTTAGATATTATGAATAGTAAAGAAGTTCATAATGTTTCTATTGTGAATAAAAAGAACAAAATTGTAGGAAATCTTGATTATAACACAATTAAAGATATTGTTGATTTCCAGAAATTTGCCCATTTTGAATTTGAAATTGATAGAGAGAATTTAAAACGATATGGTGGAAATTAATTTATGATTTTAAAATCTAAATCGAATGGTATCATATAATTTTTTCCTTTTCTATATATTTCAAGATTAATTTCTTTATTATTGATTACATAAAAATATAAATCTAATGCTTTTTTAAAATAATGATATTCATCTAATTCTTTAAACATACAACTTCCATGTTTTTTCCATTCGTGAGTCCAAAACTTAATTTCATCTTTATCAATATCTCCGGGTAAATCCCAATTCTCTCGTAATTCTTTAATAATAGGAGTTAATTTAGAAAAATCAAATTCTACAGATTTACAAAATGATGGATAACCACCATTACCATAATTAGGCCATAATCCGTGAATTGATACACCATTAACATTATCATTATTTTTTAATAATGCCAAATAGTAAAAATTCTCTTTAGATTGATGGGAAGTAAACATTGTAGTTAATATGTTTGTGAAGAATGTATACATATTTATATGAATATATTTAGGAAAGAAAATTTTTAGAGAGAAGTGTATATATATTTATGACTGGGTAAAATAATAAATTATTATTTTAAGACTGGTTATAGTGTATACCCGTTAATATTTTAAAAATCGTCACTGTATAGTATAACAAATACACAATGACTACTCCTTATGGCTCATTAAAAATGCAAAAATTAGACTTACAAGGAAATTCCAACGCTGGTCAACCGAATGAAAATGATTGGCGTTTTGTTGTCGAAAACGAACAATTAAAAATGAAGTATTATAATTCTTCGACTTCATCATACAGCACTATCCAAACTATGAATACTGGTGGTAAATTAACTATCGCTGGAGATTTAGAAGTAGCAAATGATGTTGTTATCGACGGTGGAACTTTAAGTATTGATTCAACAAATAATAGAATTGGATTTGGTACTTTAAATCCATCTTATCCAGTTCATATGGCCGGAAATACTTATATTGATGCTGATCTCACAGTAACAGGAGGTATTAGTTTTAATTCAGCAACAATGAAAGGGCATATTCTGCCAGATACAAATGATGCTTATGATATTGGTTCTCCTGAATATAAAATAAGAGATATATATGTTTCTGATAATTCTCTTTGGGTTGGTGATACACATAAAATTTCTATAAAGGATGGAAAGATGAAATTTAGAAAAAGAAAAACAACTGTTGTTCCAGCGGCTGTTACTAATGCGGGTGGAAATGAAGCAGGTGCTTTGGCTCATGCTGGAGTTGGTTCTTTAGCAGCAATGGAATTAAAACATTGGCAAGCATATATGAGAACTCTTTCTGGACAAGGAAGTGCTAAAATTAGTGATATTTTTAGAGCAGATGATGATGATTATGATGAAGATGCGGATGCGGATGGAATAATAACAACTGCTGAAAGAAATTTATTAAATGCGATGAATAAAAATGTAAAACTGGTTTATTGTGATGCTTCTAGAAGTGATTCATATACAGAAGATGGAACAAAAGCGTATCCTTATAAAACATTAAGTAGTGCGATTACAGCAAAAACGGATGATAGTAATACAGATACATTAATATTTTATTTAGAACCAGGAACTTATGTAGGAACAATCAGTAAAACAAAATCAACTGCGAATCAAGAAATTCATATTATTGGTAGAGATAGAGATTCCGTAAAAATAGCAGGTAGTGCAAGTTGGAATACTTCAACAGGAATTGTTTTATTCTTAAGAAATTTTACTAATATTTCAATTCAAAATGTTACAATAATGAATGGTTCTTATGGATTTTATCCAAGAGATTGTAGTAAAACAAGTATTATAGATTGTAAATTTATATATTGTGGTAGTAGTGGAAATACAACAATGCACGATGGAAGTGGTAGTGCGTCTCAACAAGCAAAATATAAATGGAATTCAGGGGATGCTTTAGCAACACATACAAGTAATGGTGGTGCGATGAGAGTAAGAAACTGCGTAGATTTAGATATAAGAGATAATATAGTAACATATTGTTTTAGGGGATTTCGTATTCAAGATTGTAAAAGAGGAAAAATTCAAGATAATAGAGTTTATAAAATATTAGATAATGGAATTTATTTAGCATCAGGAAGTTATACAGGTTCAACAAGTTATGGATGTGAAAATATTTCAGTGATAAGTAATAATATTGAATATTGTGGTCATCATGGTTTAGTAGTAATAGGTGGAAGAGATAATACATTTTATGGAAATGTTGTAAAACATTCTTGGGCAACTTGTATAAATGTCGCCCATTCTGTAAATGTAGATCTAATAAACAATTACTTTATTGATAATAACTCTAAAGAGTATAATGGTTATGGTGTTAATACAGAACATTTAGGTCAAATATATGCTTATGCTTCAAATACAATAGATCAATCTTCAACTACAAAATATTTTATGAATATTGCCCAAAATACATTTGAAGATTGTGGAACAGGAACTCAATCAGAAACAAGATTATTTCATATAATAAGTTCTACTTCAAATCTTCCAAGTGGTGCTAGAGAACTTTTAGTATCAAATAATACACATGATTGTACTGAAGTCGGTTCTTTAAATGATTGGACATTTAGTACAATTAAATTAACAAATCGTGTAACAGAATTAAGTGATGTAACATCTGCGGGCAGTGGTTCTATAATAACAACAGCGGAACGTACAAAAGTAAATTCATCAGTCCAAAAAACAGGTAATGAAACAATTGCTGGTATAAAAACATTTAGTTCTGCGATTATAGGTGATCTTACAGGAACAATAAATACAGCAGCACAACCAAATATAACTTCTGTTGGAACTTTAACATCTTTATCTGTTTCAGGTAGTTTTACATCAACAGGTAGTTCAGGATTTTCTGGAATGGTTTGTAGTTTTGTAGGTGAAAGAAATTCTGATAGTAATACAGCAGGAACAGCATTTTCTTTTGGTAATGGTTCAACATTAATACATGGACCAACAATGCCAGTCGCAGGAAAAGTGATTGGTATGACATTTAGTAGTGTTGCGGATTGCTATTGTGAAATAGAATTATGGATAAATAATTCAGCGACAGGTAAAACTTTAAAATGTGGTACTTATACTTTCGGTGGTCCACCACCAATGGGTAGTAATTTATGGGAATATACATATGCGAAAACAGCAAGAACAACAAGTGTAAATAAAACTTTTAGTGCGGGAGATCGTCTTCAATTAAAAATAAAAGCAATTGATGGAACAAAAACCGGAGAATATTCTGATAGAAGTACAGAAAATAATACTGGAACGATATCTTATCCAGTAGCAACATTTTTCGTAAAATATACTTAAGAACCACCTCCAACAGTAGGTTCTTTACTTTCGTAATATGCTTTAATTGTATTTACAACAAATTCACGATAAGTATGAGTATCTTTAATACGGTCTTTAAGAGCAGGTACACCTTTAGGTAAATATGGGGTATGAACGACTTCAGAATAATCAAGAGAATATTTTGGTAATTTGAGAGGTTGTTCTGGGACACAATCAATGAACATAGCAAATTGTTCACGAGTTGTATCAGAACTAGGACAAGCCCGAACACAATGAGGAGTAGCTCTAAGTAAACCACCACTAAAATATTGTAACATTTCTCCTAGTTGGACAGCAAAACAATCTTCAGGAATATCAATTTTAACAGTTGAACCATCAAGTGCTTTAATATATAAACCACAATTATCAGGTTTTTCAACAGGATTTCCATCAAGGTCAAGATATAGAGGTGAAAGTAATGTAGTAATACCACCGTGATCTAAATGCCATCCACAAAAACTATCAATATCATTAGAGGATTTATCTTCCAGAGGAAAGTAATGTAATAGACGTCCTTTATATGTTTTAGAATCACTAATCATTTTATAAATAGTTCCAATTTCGTGTTGTCCTTCTGAAACTTTATTAAGATATCTATCAAAAAGATGACACATACGAAAACCAAGGTCTAATTGAAGTTTGCTCATATTTTTAAATGCGATTTCTAATTCTGGAAGGTCTTCTTTTGGCCAAATATTATCAGAATATGTACCAGGAAATTTTTTCTTAAGTTCTTCATCATCAGTAACACAATCAGCAACAGGATTAGCATAATATGAACCTTTAGCGATATCTGGGATACCCCCTTTCATTTTTTCTTTTCCATGACTCCAACCATAAGAATAATGACTTTCTGGGTGAGTATATTTTTCTTTAATTTTTTCAGGAAGATTAGCGAATTGTCTTGTTAGGTTAAGAATTTTAAGTCTTTTTTCTTTAAGATTAGGTACTCCTCTAACTAAAATCAATCCAAGACCATTAGAACCAAATGCAGTTTCGGTTTCAGTGGTAAGGTCTTTTTCTTCAACAAGATCTTTGTAGGAAATAGTTACAGCTCTAGACATATTATTATTTATTATGTTTAAAGAATAATTCTATTTCAATTTTTAATTTTAATTTTTATTTATTGTTCAATTGGCTCGCCATTTTCGTTTCCAGAACGATTTGGAAAATTCCATTTAGCGAAATCCTCAGGAGTTTTTAGTTTACCTTCTCTTGGGATATAACTGAAATCTCGTCTTGTATTTTTTCTTTGAATCATTAATTGAAATGGTGTATTAATTTCATTACCCATACATTCAATTTGTAATTCTTGATATGGATTTTTTTCAATACCTAATTTTTTATGTTTTGCGTAGTAATGTTCTCTAGCATAATCTAAATTATAAATAATAAATTTATAATGATCTTTATTAACAGTTTTTTTTTTAGAAATTAAACTTCTAAAACTCCATGAGTAATACATTAATAATTGTAAATGTATGGAACCGATAAATAATCCATTAATTTTTTGATATGGTTGACATATTTTAGTATTATAAATACGTAAAACAGAATGATTATTAATCAAAATTTTAGTAGATTCACTATAAAGTTCTAAGAAAGGATAATATTTTTGTATAGATATAGTTTTAATTTTAGGATTTTCACTATCATTTTTAATAAAATCGATTATATCTTTAATTAATTTGTCATAATTTTTAGAAAAAGACATAATAGTAAAACTAAATTTTTTGGATTTAGGATCAAGTAATCTCAGATTTTTTTTCCTGATAGATGATATTTGAATTAATTTATTATATGCTATATCTCCAATAATAACATAATCATTTCTTTTTATTAAAAAACGATTCATAATTGAATTTTCAAGTAGAGTAATATACATTGGTTTTTGAACTGTTTTAGATAGATTATATTTATTAGCAGAATTTAATTGATTTTTTAAGAAATATTTCATTTTTGGTAAAATATAATATTGTTCTAATAAACTTGATCTTTTATATGCTTTTTCAATCTTAAGCCAACCAGTCATTGGATTAGTAATAACACGATAAAGGTCCATTATTTGATATTCTGGATGTACAAAATAGATTCCATTAACAGATATTGTTGGTATTTTATGATATAAATAACTCCATACATATGATACATCCGCTAATTCATTTTCATAATTTTCAACACGAATTTTATATGTATTAGCATGAAATGCTTCTTTACCTTGAACGTCTTTAAATCCTGCTTTAAATAATAGATTTGAAATATTAACAAGATCTGTTATAGGTTCAGGAGTATAAAAATCGTAATCAGGGAAATTATCCTTAGAATAAATTGATTTACTTTTATTTTTTCTTCTAATTGATTGGTCTATAGCCATTCCTCCATAAACTTTACGTTTATGTTTAATAATATAATTTCGAACAATTTCTGCTGCAACGAGCATATTTTTTTTAGATGGTTTAAGTTTAATTTCTCTTTGTCTTTCATTTTTGTTTTGAATTTCAGGTAATTTTTGTAATACGTTTTCCTTTCTTTTACTAATACTTTCAATATTAATATCCATTGTAACTTGTAACTAATAATATAAAATAATATAAAAATATATAAAAAAATTGATATAATAATTAATATAATATAAAAAGCATAAAAAATGATATCTCGTTTTGTCAGAAAAAATTTAAAACATTTACCAAAAAAACAATCTATAATGAAAAACTTCAATACTGCTACATTTAGTAATTCTACTCTTAATGGACATAGTATTCGAAAAATTTCGGAACTTAGAACATTAAATTATGGTCCAGATCTTCCAGAAGAAACAGTATTTGGAAAAACATCAAATACAATGAAAAAAGTATCTCAAGTTTTAAAAAATGATGTTTGTACGGTTCTTGGATATGGTCCTCAAGGTCAAGGTCAGGCTTTAAATTTAAGAGATACTGGTGTAAAAGTATGTGTAGGTGTTCGTGAAGGTGGTGCTTCTTGGAAAAAGGCATTAGAAGATGGTTTTATTCCGGGTGAAACATTATTTTCCATAGAAAATGCTGTAGACAATGGAACGATAATTATGTATTTACTTTCCGATGCTGGTCAAATTGATGTCTGGCCTCAAATTCGTGATAGATTAAATAATAAGGCATTATACTTTAGTCATGGATTTGGTGTAGTATATCAAGATCAGACAAAAATTGATGTAGATAATTTAAAAACAACAGATGTAATAATGGTAGCACCAAAAGGTTCAGGTAAAAGTGTAAGACGATTATATCAAGAGGGTAAAGGAATTAATGCTTCATATGCGGTTTATCAAGATCATTCAGGAAGGGCGAAAGATAAAGCAGTTGCTGTAGGTTTTGGCATAGGTTCTCCATATATTTATGAAACAACATTTGAGAAGGAAGTTTCGAGTGATTTAACAGGTGAACGTTCAGTATTAATGGGTGGTATTGCTGGTCTTTTCAAGGCTCAATATGATGTTTTAAGATCTCATGGACATAGTCCAAGTGAAGCTTTTAATGAAACAGTAGAAGAAGCATTACAATCGTTATATCCATTAATTAATGAAAAAGGGATGGACTATATGTTTTCAAATTGTTCCACAACCGCTCAACGTGGTGCTCTTGATTGGTCAAAAAGATTTGAGGCTTTAAATAAACCTCTAATTGAAGAAATTTATCAAAGTGTTATTACAGGTCAAGAAGCAAAGCGAACAATTGATTGTAATTCTTCACCAGATTATCGAGAAAAATTAGATAAAGAACTAGAAGAAGTTAATAATATGGAAATTTGGCGTGTAGGAAAAGAAATTCGAAAACTAAGAACAGATTAAATCGTTTATAATCATTATATTTAGATATAAATATCATTTTTAAAAAGGAATATATATATCTAAAGAAAAAATTCATCTCATATAAAAATTAATTTATTGTTTTTGACCTGCGGTATTATAGGTAGTTGGTCCCATACCAGTCCATTGGTTATCATTAACTTTTTTTTGTAAACAAGCACATTTATCTTCATCGAAGAATGCTTCGGCGACAGTTTGTCCATCAAAAAGAACTTGACAAGAGTCTTCAATTCCAAGGATATTAGTTCTTTTGACAACGCCTTGTTTCATGACAGTTGCTTGGGATTTGTCTGCATTGTAAGAAACACATCTGACAATATCGTCGACTTTAAAGTCTTGGGTACAGCATTTATTGTTATCAGCTGGCATTTTTATTTTTATACTATAAAATAAGATAATTATTTTTAATAAGGTTTTTATGAAAAAAATAATATAGAAAATTGAATTTAATTAAAAATAATAAAAACAATGGAAATATCAAAAAACGGATATAGCTTTTTTATTGAAAAGGCTGAAACAGAAACTGATAAAGAACTCATCCAACGTAGTTGGTTTATAGTAAATCAATTAGAAGACTTGGATAGTGAAAATTATAAGAAGAAATTTGAATATGCTGTAAAAGAATCACGTATATGGGCAAATATAAAAAATTTGAAATGTAAATATATCGAGCCAGTAATGAATCGTATATCAGAAAAGGAATCAATAAATTATTGTTAAAAACCCTAGATTTTAAGTGTATTTTCTCAATAATAAAAATGATATTAGTTTAAGTATTATTCTCATCATAAATTTATAAAAAGATATGACTGATAAAAAAAAAGAAAAAAAAGAAACAGAACCTGTCATTTCTAATAATGATGGAAAAAAAAACGATATATCCCCACCAAAAGAAGTTATAAAACCTAAAAGAAAAAGGGGACGACCCAAAAAAATAAGAACACCAGAAGAACAATTACTAGCAAAAGAAAAAAAACCAAAAAAGAAAAGAGGTAGAAAACCAAAACAAAAAACAAAAGAAGAGTTAGAAAATATTCCAGTAAAAAGAAAACGAGGAAGAAAGCCAAGAGATCGTTTTTATACAATGAGCAATAAGCAAAAAAAGGAATTATTAGATACAAATTTACATCAAGATAGTTTGATTGTATATTTACCAATTAATATCGATAAGATAGAAGAATATAATAGAACAAATAAAGATATTAATATAAATGATAAATTTATTGAGAATAGTATTTTAGAATATAAACCAACATTGGATATTCCTAAACCATATGATCCATCTGTTAATAATCAGGATTTTAATTCTCATTCAGAATTAGCAAATACTCAAACAATTAATATAGAGAAATCATTATGTTCTAATCAAAAAATGAATAAATTATTGGATACATATAAGGAAGTCGAATATAATTTACATGAAAGGGGTAATTTAGTTACAACAAAAATTCGTAATACAATGGGTGAATTTATGAAAGCAAACAAAAATAAAACTTGGGTAAATGAAACAAATATAAGATGTTGGTGGTGTTGTTATGAATTTGATAATAAACCAATTGGTATTCCAATTTCTTATAAAAAAAATTGTTTTAATGTTTATGGTTGTTTTTGTAGTTTTAATTGTGCTCTTTCGTATAATTTTAATAATGATGGTAATAAAAAATGGGAACGAGTAGGTTTAATTCATCTTTTATATAAAAGAACATATAATAAACAGGAAGCAAATATAGGTTATGCTCCAAATCGTGAATTTCTAAAAATTTTTGGAGGTCATATGGATATAAAGGAATTTAGAAAATCAAATATGAAAAAATATGAAGTTGTTTATCCTCCGATGTTATCAATAATACCCCAATTAGAGGAAACAGAGATTTATGCGGAATCAAATAAATTAAGAGAAACAAGTCAAGAAATTCCAGTAGATGATGATAGAATTGAAAGAGCAAGAGATAAATTAAAATTAAAGAGATCAAAACCATTAAGAGAAAAAAATACTTTAGAACATTGTATGAATTTAAAAAGAACAAGATAATTTAAACGCACTTTATATTTTATAAATTAAAGTAAAGAGCATAATAGTGTATTAAACTTTTGCGTTATTATTTAAGTATAACTTTCTAACTTATTAAAATAATAATGCAACCGCCTACAATAGATTTTAGTAAATTAAATAATATAGAAAGAACTATTCGTTCCAATCAAGATAATATGACACATATTGCCCCACGTGTCAATTTAAATATAGGAACTTCTAGTAGAACAAATTCTTTTGCTAGCAGTGGAAATGAAGCTTTATCTGATGATGAATTAGGTATGGATCTTTTAGTAGATCCAAATGTTACTCATGTTAATAATTCTACAAGAGTTGATTTATTACCAAGAAGAGCATCAGGTCCTTCTATTATTGATTTTAATGCCCCTAGACAAAATAATGATATTATAGTTAATAATCAAAGTCCAGTTAATATAAATAAAGTGAATGAAATTTTTGATGATGATGATGATGTTGATGTTGATTCCGTTCATAGTGCTCATAATTTGAATGGAAATGTTCCAAATCTTCATGTTCCAATTCAAGATGATGATGCTGGATTTGGTTCATTTAATGATGGTAGAAGAATAAGTATGGGTTCAAATGATCGTTCTTCAATTGGTTCAAGTGATTATGATGAA